TGGAGTCTTACGATTGTTATAATGCAGAAAAACTTGTACGCATTCTTTGCCTTTGAATTTTTCTCTCCAATGTTCTAACTCACAGCCTCTATAAACCAACATATCTCCTGGTTTTAAATCAACTTTAACTCCTTTAGTATTTTTAGAAACATATCCAAAGCCTTCTATTACACCACCTAATTCTGAGTTTGGCTCTAAATATATAGGCCAATCATCACCACCAAGATTCATAGTAGTAGATATCTCACAGCTAAATCTATCTTTATGTCTTTTAAGTTCATCACCTTTTTTATATATTCTTGCATAAGTATATGCTGGGTATAATTTTAATCCTGTTGCTTTTTCCATACCAGGTTGACATTTAAGTAATAAAGTTTCCATAGCCATATTTGCATATTGAGAATATGTATTTGGTATCTGTTCATTTTCATTTTCGTAATGACCTATAATATTTTCAAAGGGTGAAAAATATCTTGCTTGTCTACAAGTATCGTAAACCTGTTTTTGCATTCTAAAATAATTTGCAATAAATATTGCTAAGTCTTTTGATATAGCTTGACGGATAACTGTATACTTTTTCTTTTTAAACATCTTTTGCCATCTCTTTTGGCACTGCTTGTATGTTCCAATGTATAAATCTAAATGGTTCAATACCAAAGTCTACTGCATATTCGTGTTCCAAGTACCCTGGAAATATAATTAATGTTCCTGGTTTTGGTTTTAAATGAAACTGTTCGTGACCTGGCCATACACCTTTTAAGTCTGGTTTCATTTTTAACTTTGTACATCTTGCACCAGTCTTCGGTTCGTGAAATACAGGATAAGAAGTTTTATCACTACATTTTAAAAAGTAAAAACCCGATACGTGTTGGTTCCAATGTATATGTGCAGAGTGATGACCACCACCTTTTTTAGCAAATTCTTGTACCCACAATTCAGAAAACATAGTTGTGTATTGTTGCATATCATAACCTTGGTGATCTAAATATTCCCAAGACTTTTGACCTATATAATTTCTAAAATCTAAAAAATCATTGTCAGCTGTAAGGGGTGTTGAATGATATGATCTTCCAAAATCACCGTGTTTTTTTATAAATTCTTTTTCTCTTTTACGAGCATCAGCAATATATTTGTTACTTGCTTTGTTTAAAGATTTAACAAACTCTGGTTTTTCTTCGCTCCATATTACAGTTGGAAAATAACTATTTATAAACATTATCTAAAAGGCCTCCCTAAATGCCATACCACAAGACTATATCTTGTGCCTGATGTTACTGGTTTAACTCTATGCCATACAAATGAAGGAAATACAATGATAGATCCTTTTGGTAATATCTCTTTACATTGTATTCTATGCTTCAATTCATCTCGCATATGTGGATCATAGTTTCTAAAATCAAACTCCAATTCACCACCTTTATATTCTGAACCATCTGTTAACTGACAAGTCATAGATAGTTTTCGAATTTTTCCGTGTTCTGGATTGTTAGGATCTTTCCTATCATAAGGTTTATCCCAACTATCACAATGCCAATCGTAGTATTGATTTAGTTTATATTTTGTAAATTGACAAGATTCAGATCTCTCCCAATCAAAATTCCAACCAGCAGCTCTATTTGCTTCGTGAACGTATGGATGTAATTCTTTATATATCCAAGTATCATTCAACCATACTAAATCTGATTTTCTTTTTCTTTGTAAATTTTTAACTTCTTCTTTATTTAATTTTCTATCTCCATATCCACCAGTTCTAGCCATAACTTCTTTTTGTTCATTAGCATATTGTATTACTTCATCACAAAATTTTGGTGTAAGAACCCCACTAAAATACCAATAATAATTAGATATATTCATACGTTATAGTTTGCACAAAATTTAAACTATCCTTTTGATTATTAGTTATGTAATACATATTGGTTGATGGGAACATTATAAATTTATTGTTTGTAAGTTCTATATCCCAAGACCTACCTTTACGTCTGTTATCTTCATAGTGTATTCTGACCATACAGTTTTTAACTTTTACACCATATAATAATGTATAGTCAGGAGAGTTCCGCAAATCCACAGGATCTATATTTAATAAAGGAGTTGTTGTCTCTTGAGGCTTATACATATTGCCCCACGTTTCTTTGTTAATCAAAGTGAATCCATACTCTAAATTTATATGATCTCTCATATAAGTATTTAACATATCGAATGTTCGTGAAAATGGAAAATCTTTGTTTTGAATTACTGATTGTAAAATATCGCCTGATAATTTATCTCGGTCAATGTCCCAATCTTTGGGCATTGCCACATCACCATAATATAAAGCTTGTTCAGATAATACTTTCTTTTGCATACCACATACCTTTTTAATTTATGGTGTCATATCTGTCAAGTCCCAAGACTGGCCTTCTTCATTCCAAACATAAGACCATCTATGAGTTTGAGCTGTATTTTGCGATTCTTGTTCTTCAGTTAATGCAGGAGCATCTCCGATTGGTGATTTCCAAGTTGCAGATGCAATATCTTTTACCCAAGACGCGTAAGGTTTTTTAGACCAAAAAATTTGATTATCTTCATCCCACTCATAACCTATGCCTGCATAGTTTCCTCTAAATGCTTTAGAGTCATCACCTGAATTATGTTTGTTTTGTGATGTATTGTAAGATGTTTGAATCCACATTTGTGCAGGCCAGTTGTTATGTGTTTCTAACCACTGTTGACCTACTGATTCATCTTCAACACCATCAGCATTTAACATCTTATCATTATCCATAGTTAACACTTGAATAACTTTTCCGTTAGCTCCTAGTTTTGCAAAATGTGCCATAATGTTTCTCCTTATATATTAATTTTAATTACCATTCAACTATTGAAATTTATACCTTATTACTACTATACCTGATCCACCTGTACCACCAATAGTTCCTGGACCAGCAGCTCCACCGCCTCCACCACCACCAGTATTTGCTGTTCCAGCACCTCCATCATTATTAGGATGATCACCACCAGCGCCTGCTCCACCAGAACCAGGATTTGCTCCTGAACCATTTCCACCACCGCCACCGCCACCACCGGAATATGAAACTGGACTAGCTGTAACACAAGAAGTAACTCCTGCACCACCTGCACCACCATTTGTATTAGAAGTTGCGGTTCCACTACCTCCTGCACCACCTCCACCGTGTCCACCGTAACTTGGAGCAGTGGGTCCACCTCCACCTGGATTTCCTTGTGGAGGAGATACGGGTGGTTGATTACCAGGTCCAGCACATCCAGTGGATGTTCCTCCAGCGGAACCTCCACCACCAGAACCACCGCCATTACCATTTGATCGTGGGCCAGGCCTATAAGCTGAACCACCAAATCCACCACCTGCTGATATTATTGTAGTTGATCCTGCAAAAGTTGTATCACTGCCGTTAACTGCATTTGGTGGTGCAACTGCAGGAGCGTGACCTCCTGCTCCTCCTGCACCTACAGTGATTGGATATCCTGTTGCTGTAACAGGTAAAGCACTAACACAACCCACTAAAGGAGATGGGCCCGCAGTATAAGAACCAGAGCTGGTTCCATCAGATGCTCTCCATCCTCCAGCGCCTCCACCGCCACCACCTCTTTGATCTGGAGAATTGTAACCACCACCTGCACCTCCACCACCACCTATTACTAAATAATCTATTTTATTTGAACCGGAAGCATTACCTGCGTTTGATACACAAAATGTTCCTGGTCCTGTGAATGTATGAATTTTAAAATTTCCTGAACAAGTAACTGTTCCACCTGTTGCTGCTACAAATTCAGCTGTTGGTGATTCTGATTGTAACCCTGAATCTGTTACTAACCAACCTCTTGTTGAATCTATAAAAACTAATGTAACTGCAATTCCTTCCGTGCTTAATGTTGCATTAACTGTTGAACCACCAATTTTGTCTGAACCATTTTGAACTAATGTAAGAGCTGCAGTATCAAAAGTATTTCTATAATCTTTAAATCCTACGACTGCTCCTGCAGTTCCTGCAGGAAGATTAACAGATATTGCTCCACCATTTGTGTCTACAAAATATCCTTCACCAGCTGTCGCTGTAAAATTAGATGTTTTAACTGTTGTTTGCCAAGATACTGATCCTGTTGGACCAAAGTTTGTCGCTGTTCCTTGGTTGTTAATTGTTGCACCACTAGGAATTGTAATAGTGTCACCACTATCTCCTAACTGAACTGTACCACAATTTGTTCTTGGACTAATTTTATTTACTTTTATTTCACTCATAATTTACCTATTGAAATTTGTACCTTATTATTACTATACCAGAACCACCAGAACCGCCAGTAAATGGAGAACCACTTCCGGTGCTACCTCCACCACCGCCAGTATTTGCAGTCCCATCGCCACCACTAGAATCTGGTTTTGAATTACCAGCTCCACCACCACCTGTTCCTCCAGCTCCCCCTTGAGGCACAGATTCTCCGCCGCCACCACCTC